AGGTTTATTGATAAGGTATCGACTACATATTCAAAACCACCAATTAGATCGGCACAAGATGAAAGAACATCAGAGTTCGTTAGCTTCTATGAGAAAGCATTAAATATTAATAACTCTGGTAACATTGCCGATGTTTACTCCCACCTATTCAAAGGTTTTGCATGGGAGCCGTATATTAATAAGAACGGTAAACCAGCATTAAGAGAGCTTCCCTTTAACTCTTTCTTAGTTATGTCAGACTCTATGGTGAACCCAGAAGAAGAAACAGTCTTTATTAAGTTCATGGGTAAACAAACTAATGACGATGATTCAATGTTATTGTTCGTTTATACGGATGAAGAGTTTGACGCTTTCTACATGAATGGAACTGAAGCATCTCAATATTTAGTAGAAAACCAAGGTGTAAATGTTATCGGGACTATTCCATTTATTTACGGAAAGAGGCAAAAGAATAGACTAATACCAGTGATTGACACTGATATGCTTGCGATCAGTAAAGCTATTCCATGCATGATTACAGACGGGGCAGGGGCGCAGCTTTACCAGTCATTCAGCATAATTTATGGTATTGATATATCTGCCGAGAATTTAAAAATGTCACCTAATGCTCTATGGTCTATTAAGTCAGATCGGGAGAGTGATAAGAATCCACAGCTAGGAATATTACAACCAAGTGCTGACACTGATAAGATTCTTCAGTTCATCTCAACTACATTTGCTCTTTGGTTAGAGACTAAAGGTGTGCATGTTGGTTCTGTTGGCAATCCTGATGCGTCTAATTTATCTAGCGGTATCTCTAAGATCATTGATGAAATGGACGTTTGGGAGCTTAAAAAGAAATCACAATCCTGGTTTAAGCAAGATGAAGAAGAACTTTGGAATGTTAAACTCCCTAAGATTCACAACTATTGGATCAAGTCAGGTCAAGTTCAACCGTCATTGTTGCCTCCAATTATGCCTGATGAGTTAGAGGTTAGCGTTGACTTTGAAGCACCTAAACCGATGATCTCAAGATCTGAAGAAATTGCACAAATTAAGTCAGAACTAGAGCTAGGAACAATGACAATCGAGCAAGCAATTAAGAAGCTTCACCCAGAAATGGACGATGCAATGATTGCTGAGACGGTTGGAAATAGAGCCTTATTATAATGGCAAAACTTTCTATCAAGATCCCATTTACTCAGCCAATTAAACCTAAAGAAAGGGTGAAGATTGCTGATGCGCTACTGACTCACATTGTTGGTAGAACAATGGCCGGTCTTGATAGAGACAATAATAAGTTTGCTAAATACACAAAGAAATATGCAGAAGAAAAAGGTGTTGGTGTCAGTGATGTTGATCTTCTTTTATCTGGTGAAATGCTTTCGGAGCTACAAGTTTTAAAGGTGGACGCAAATGGTGTTGAGATTGGATACAAAGGAAGCAAAGACCTAATTGGCAAAGTCGATGGAAACATAAGAGGCACCTATGGACAAACAGAACCAATACCAGGAAAAGCACGTGACTTTCTCGGAATATTGCCAGATGACGTGGAAGTTATCATCGACTCATATATTGACGAGGATATTAAGGATCTTTCTGAAGAAGAGTTAGACGCAATTGCTAGGGATGCAGCGAGAGAAATATTAGGCGATATTCAATTCGATACGGAAATTGATGAGTAAGAAACTAGAACAACTATCTAAACAACTTCAGGTGAAGATTAAACTAGCGCAAGTAAAGGCCGCTAGGGAAATTGCCGCATTGATTCCAGAGTTGATTAAATTAAGAACAAGAGGCGCAGGTGAAGGTGTTGATGGGCCATTAAAAGCACTAGAGCCACCCACAAAGAAATCCAGGGAAAGATACAAAGATAATCTTCATCCCGATACCACACCAAACGAATCAAACTTGACAGCTACAGGACAATTACTGGATTCTATTAAAGGTAAGAACATAGGAACTAAAGTAATAATTGAACCATCTAAGGGTAAACGCAAAGGCGAGCTTTCAGGTGGCAAATCAACGCTTTCTAACAAGGAAGTTTTGAAATATGTCGAGCTTAATGGGCGAAAGTTTCATGAGCTATCGAAGGAAGAAAGAGAAGAGATTATTAAAATAGTTGAGCAAATAATTAAGGATGAGATTAGTAGTGTCATAAAATAATTGACACCTTACCGAAACAGGGGGATTCTATTTATGTCAGATCAAACAGGAGTCAGTGACTCCACTCAAGCGAACAGTGTTCAGACTGAGACAAGAACTGCGAACGATGTTGTTAAGTATGAGACTTATAGTAAGGTCTTATCTGAAGCAAAAAAGCTCAAAGAGAAAGTCAAAGAATACGAAACTGTTCTTCAACAATCTCAAGAGCAAAAACTTAAAGAACAAAATGAATGGAAGGCTTTAGCTGAGCAATATAAGTCAAAGCTAGACCAAACATCACATGTTCTACAAGAGCAAGAAAAGAGCATCGTAAATGGTTTGAAGTTTCATGAATTTGAGAAGCATTTGGGCGGCAAGCTTAAGGATAAAGATTACGCTACATTTGTTGAGTTTGATAGGATCGTGCTGAACCCAGAGACTAAACAAGTTGATGAGGACTCAGTGAAAACGGTTGCTGCGGATTTCATTAAGAAACACGCAAGTTTAGTAGAGTTCCAAGGATCTGGAAAACTACCAAACCAAGCAGCTAAAAATTACGTTCCAATGGGTAAATCAGTAAGTGATATGACCTCGGATGAACTACAAAAACACATCCTGCAATTAGCAGCGATTGGAAAAATTAAATAACAAATAGGGAGACAATATGTCTGATTTGATTACTGGCGACACACAATTAGGAACAACAAAGGCTAGTCTTATAGCTTCAGTTGTTCAAAAAGAACTTGCGTTCCAAGCTAAACTTACTCCATTTTTCACTGACCTTTCTAGCCTTGCTATGCCTGGTTATAACAGCATTTCAGTTCCAAAGCTTTCTAGCTTTACTGTAATTGATCGTGCTGAAGGTTCTTATGGGGACGCTAGTCAGCTATCTGCATCCGTAGACCAGATGCTACTAGACAAAAATGCTTACGTCTCTTACATCATTGACTCAATGACTGCTATTCAGTCAAATATTCCAGCACAACTTGAGTTCGCAAAAAGAGCTGCTGCTGCTCAAGCTCGTTACGTTGACAGCGCAATTATTGCTGAACTTGGTTCAGTTGCTCACGCTTTCATCAATGTTGGAACTGATGCAAACGTTACTTATGCTAATCTTTTAACTATGGTTAGAGAGCTTGAAGAAAATGAAGCAAACATCGCTGATTGCGTATGGTTAGTTTCACCTGCTCAAAAAGAAGCTCTTTTCGGAATTTCTGAAATTAAAGCTGCTCAAAATTTTGGACAGGCCGTTCTTCCTGGTGGAGTGATTGGTACGTTCCTTGGAATTCCTATCGTTATGCACTCAGGACTTGTTTCTACTCAAGTTTACCTTGCTGAGAAATCTGGTCTTGCGTTTGCTTTCCAAAAGAATGCTTCTTACGGTGAACAAGACGAGATCGGCTATGGGGTAGGGGCTAAAAAAGCGGCTATCGATCAACTTTTCGGAGTTAAAGGTATGCAACTTGGTCAAAAAGGTGCTGCTTCTGGCAAGTCTCCACTTGTTATCGGTCTTAACGACTAATTAAGTTTTTTACTTTACGGGCTACTCAGAAATGGGTAGCCTTTTTTTATGACTAAGAAACCAACGCACGTTAAGCATTACTTAAAAAGTAAATCTCCTGAAACGCTTAGAGTGTTGATGCTAAAGAATAACATAGAAAAGAAATCTTATTTCGATTACCATGTTGTTCATGACGGTCAAAATTGGTTTGCTTGGTATGAGTTTGACTCAGATTCTCTAGAGGAAATGGTGAAACTGAATGAAATCGAATCTTAACGATAGAGAGTTTGATAAGTTCAGGAATGCACCAAATGATAAATCATCTGTTTCTGTTTCTGCTGATGCTGCACTTCCTATTGAATCTGCTGGAGTTGATTGGGACGAAATAATCACAACATTTCCAGCAAATCAACAAGAGCTTTACACGTATAAAAAGAATTCTGTAACTGTTCAAACTGTTCTAGTTACGTATCAGAATGGCGATAAGAAAACTATTTTAAACATGACTAGGACGAGGTTTTAAATGCCTTGGAAGTTTGATCCACAAACCCTAGATTTAGTTTTCGTTAATATAACCACACAACTCGTTGAGTCAGGTTCACTTAATTTTGGTGATGAGTTCGATAGTGACTTGTCTCTTGATGCTGGTGATAGATTAAACGAATCCGCTCAGGTGGATGGTGGGTTAAGGGTAGTCGATGGCAGTATTTAAAGTCCCAAAGATTTCCGCAGAACAGAGAAGACAATTGATTCTAGGTAGTGCTGAAATTGTTTACGATACAACGGAAAGAATTTATTACGGTGGAAATGATATTCTACAAGGTGGTTTTCCGTTAGGTAGTATTGGTGGCTCAACATTTGTTGAATCATTTACTCTTACACAACAAGATATTGATAATAAAAAAGTAACTTTATCAACCGAGCCTTTTTTTCCCAATACAGTCACTTTGACTATCGTTGGCGGAATTTCTCAGGTCAACGGTATTGATTTTGAAGTCATAGGAAGTGACATAAGTTGGGATGGATTAGGTCTCGATAATTTTTTAGAAATTAGCGATACATTAATCATCCAATACTAACAAGGAGTACAAGGATGGCTCAACAAATTAAGAAGAAGTTTTTATCCCCAGAAGTTATTAACTACTTCGACGATCAAATTAATTTGGTCGAATCAAGTGTTACATCAGAAGAGACAGCACGTATTGCTGGTGACTCAGCTTTAGATTCAAGAATTACTGCATTGGAAGGACAAGTTGGTGAGGATTTACAAGAGGCAATCTCTGGTCTTGAATCATCAATTTCTGCTGAGCAATCGGCTCGTCAATCCGCTGACTCTGCTTTAGATGCACGTATTACATCATTAGAAGGTCAAGTTGGTGAAGACCTTCAGGAAGCTATCTCTGATTTAGAAGCTGCAATTGCTGCTGAAGCTACATCAAGAGGAAATGCTGACTCAAACCTTCAGTCACAAATTGACACAGAAAAGGGACGAGTTGACGCTATTTTATTAGCATCCACAGCCGACAAAGATTCATTTGCTGAAATCGTTCAGTTAATTAACTCCGTAGATACTGAGAATGATAATGCATTTGCTGGTTATGTGTCTTCTAACAACGCTGCACTTGCTCAGGAAGTATTAGACAGACAATCTGGTGATGCTTCAACACTCCAAGCTTCAAAAGATTACACAGATGCTCAAATTGCTGAAATTCCATCGGTTGATCTTTCTGGTTATTACACAAAAGCTGAAGTTGATGCAAAAGAAAGCGCACTTGCTTCAGACATTTCTGACCTTGATGTTTACGCACAAGATTTAAGAAGTGATGTTGATTCGTTAGAGGTTTACGCTCAGGATATTCGTTCTGATGTTGATGAAAATACTTCTAGCATTTCTTCGCACGCATCAAGATTAACAGCTCTAGAAGCTCAAACTGATGGCCCTTCATTTTCTAATGAAAAGCTAGTTGTTGGTGCAAATCTTGAGTATGTAGAATTATCAAGAGAGTGCATCAAAATTATGTCTTGTGCTGTTGGTCGTATGGCAGTTCACGAAGGCGAAGATTTCACAGTTTCAGTTGTTGGCGGTAAAACTCGTTTAACTTGGATTGGTTCACTTCTTCACCCAGGTGGTCAAGAAGCTATCGAAACAGGTGACAACGTATTCGTAGTTTACGCATATTAAGGAGTAAATTATGGCAACAATTTATGTTAAGAAAGATGGCTCTGGTGATGCTCTTACGGTTCAACAAGGGATTCAATTAGCATCGCTTGGCGACATAGTAGAAGTTGAAGCTGGAACATTTAATGAAAATATCGATCTCTGGAAAGGGGTTACATTAAAAGGTGCTGGCATTGGTTCAACTATTATTACAGGTGCAGTTAGAACTGCAATAACCGCAAGAACATTTACTTGGACATTAGGTTCTACCACTTTAAATGTCGCTGCTGGTGCAGACATTTCAGCTTATGAGGTTGGACGAATCGTAACTGCGACAGGTATTCCAACTAATACTAGAATTGTTTCTAAAACTAGCACGACTTTAACGATCTCAGCGGCTACAACTCAAGCAGCTACAACAGCAAGATCTGTTGCTATGGCATTGCAAAATGATGCCTCTGTAAGAGTTAGAGGAACTAGTGGTGTTATTAGAGATTTAAAAGTAGTTGGTTTTGATCACCCAAATCCTGCGACAGAATATTCTACAATCTATTTTAGAAACACTGGTCTAGGATCTGTTGCGGCATTTGGTTGGGAAGTTTTTAACTGTGAGTTTGAGGCTAATGGTGAATACGCTTTTCTGACTGATTTTGCTGCTGGTGTTGGAAATCTAAATGTTCATGACTGTAAATTTACTGGTAAAACATTTGTAGGGAACAACCCTTCGACTGGAAACCAATTTTCAGTTTGGAACGTGCCTAGACAACTAGTTACAATCCAAAGCGTAAACAGCGGTGAGATTAAATTCCAAAATAATGAAGTATCTGGTTCAACTGGTGGGCTAACTGTTGATGGTGTTCAAAGTTACAATACTGCTTGCACTATCGATCCTATTTCAGCAGTTATTTCAGGCAATACACTTACTGGTGATTTTGGTTATGGATATGCAATTAGAGCTAGAGGACTAAATGCTAGTGTTGAAAATAATACTGCATCAGGTGTTTCTTCTGGTTATTATATCCTTCCCAATCACTCTGTTGGTGTTCTGGTTCTGGTTGGAACAATGATTGCAAACTCTTCTAAATACTGGATATGCAGTCAAGAGCATACTTCAAGCTCAACCAATGCTCCGACTGGTGTTGATGGATCTCAATACTGGTCTGAGGTCACAGTTGAGCAAGTTAATGCTAGCGGTGACTATGGTATTGGATTATTGTCTATTGGAACAAACAATGCTTCAAATGAAGTGCTTGTTACTTTCAATCAAGCATCATCTGGCCAACCAATTGAGATTTCTTTTAGCAAATCTTTACTCAAACAAATTTCATCTGTTTCAGGTGATTTAGTATTCTCTGATGAACAAAACTGGCATTTGGTAGGTGTTGTTTACAAGAAAGAGTCAAAGAGAATGACATCAGCATTTAAAGATGATTTTGAAGGTGCAAACCAAATGAAGCTTAAATCAGGTCTTTCAGGTGAGGTCTTTCAACTTCATAAGTTTATTATTTCTAAAGCGGATAGAACTTTAAAAGTTGTAAAAAGATCCGAGATTACAAACGCTTCTAGTTTTGACATTACTTTAAAGTAATTTAACTGGGCAGGGGAGAAATCCCCTGCTTTTATTAAGGTTTAATATGCCACTTAAAAAAGGTTACTCAAAAAAGACAATTTCATCTAACATTAAAAAAGAGATGAAGTCTGGAAAGTCACAAAAGCAATCTGTTGCCATAGCTCTTTCTGTTGCTAAGAAAGCAAAAAAAGGTAAGAAAAAATGAATAAGAGAGTCTTTTATTCTGACAATGGAATTTTAAGGGATCTTTCAGTCAACCTTAACAAGTATGACGAAACAGAGTCATCTTTTAATTACGTTGCTGGTGAAGACTTCATTTATATAGGTGCAAGGCTTCCATTTAATAGCTTGTACATTAAATTAATTGATAAAAATACACTTCCTGCTAACATGTATGTAGAGGTGTTTGATGGCGACTCTTGGAACTTTGTTAACGAACTAATTGATGAGACTGGTGCATTTCATGTTTCTGGCCACATCACATTTGTTCCCGACAGAGATTCTGGGTGGTCAAGAGAAGACACTTCAGGCGATGGCGATAATATACCAGGTCTTGAATCACTAAAGATTTATGACCGTTACTGGATGAGGATATCTTTCGATGCGGACTTATCTCTTGGTTGCTCTTTATCTTGGGTTGGGAGTATTTTCAGTGACGATAGTGATCTTGGTTCTGAGTATCCTGACCTTGTTAAGACAAGCGTTTTAACATCATTTAAAGCAGCAAAAACAAACTGGGAAGAGCAACACGTAAAGGCCGCTCAGGTTATTGAGCAAGACCTTATGATTAATGGTGTCATTGTTGATCCTGGTCAAATGCTCGAAAGAGAAGATTATAGACTAGCGTCTGTTCAAAAAGTAGCTGAGATTGTGTTCAATGCTTTTGGGGATGATTACATTGACCAAAGACAAAGGGCACGAGAAGAATACCAAAAAAGACTTTCTAGCCCTGTTAAAAAGATTGATAAAAATGCAAACGGAATTGAGGAAGTATCCGAGAGTTTAGACAATACTAGCGGTTGGTTAAGCCGATGAGTTCAAAAATATCAACAATTTACGACAAATTATTGGTTGAACTAGCGGCACTTTATCCTAATAAGACAAGAATCCCATACGCTTATTCCCTCGGTGACAATAACGCTAGATTCTTGATTGATGGTTATGGGCTTGTTATCGGTTCTAGTAATTTTGAACCTTACGAGTTCTGTAATTTCATGAATATTAGGGAAGTAACGGTTGTTTTAACTAAGGAAGTTTTCAGAACTGACAGTGACCCTCTTGTTATTGATTCAATTACTAAGGCATTATTAGAAAATGTGTACGATGTGCAAAAACTTTTCTATTCTTATAATGAGCTAGGAATACCAAATGATATTGCTAAGGTTGATATTGGATCTGTCTCAGGTGTTGAGGAAGTACTATCAGGCAAGCAATCTTTTTTGAGTATGACAGCAACTTTTCAATTTTACATATTAGAGAGTCTATAAGGAGAATGATGAAAGTTTTTAAACCAGTAAAGAGCAAAGGTGAAACATATGTTTTCAAGCTTGATCTGGAAGATTACTTAAAAATTAAAACCTCTTTCTGGTGCTGCATAAACGGTAAAAAAGAAAGCAAATACCTAAAAATAAGTGATGGTCTTTATCATAGAGTTGTAACTGGCGCAAAAATAGGTGAAATTGTAGACCACAAAAATAGAAATACTTTTGATAATACAAAAGATAACTTAAGGATATGTTCTGTTTCTGAAAACAATAGAAACACAAACAGAGAGCTAAAGTGTATAAACTACAATAAAATAAATAAGAATTGGAGAGTAAGAATAATTTCAGATAAAAAGATATTTGAAGTTGGTTCTTTTAAAAACAAAAACGATGCAATAATCGCATACAATTCTAAGGTAAAAGAACTACACGGAGAATTTGCAGTATTACATAAAATAGGAGAATTATAATGAGTATAGGACTTAATAGAGCGAGTATTTTCGCAATTAAAAAAGAAACTACCGCAGGGGAATACCTTCCACCAGTCGCTGGTGCTGAATTTGTTCCACTCAGACCAGGAAACACACTTAACTTTGAACCTGAACAGCTCGAATCAGACGAGCTTCTTAACGATATTGGCGCTTCAAAATCTTTCGTTGGAAAAGAATCAGTTTCAGGCGCTCATGCTGCATACCTAAAGCACTCTGGTGTTGAAGGACAAGAGCCTGAAGTTGGTGTTCTATATGAATCAGTAATGGGTGCAAAAACAGTTAATGCGACTGAATACACTTCACAAGCTGGTTCAACTGTTTCACAAATTGCTGTTCTTGATGCTGGAAACTTTGAAATCGGTCAAGCTCTTTTAATTAAAGACTCAGGATATGGTTATAAAATCCGTAACGTAGCTTCTAAGTCTGGAAACAATCTAGTTCTTAACTTTAACCTTGAGAATGCAATTTCTACTGGAAGAAGTTTAGGTAAAGCAATTGTTTACAAGCCAGTTGCTCAAGGGCATCCAACATTTTCAACAACTAAATATCTTGGAAATGGTCACGCAATTGAGGCTTCCGCTGGTAACACTGTTACTGAGCTTTCTTTAACTGCTGACGCTAACGGTTTCGGTGAAGTTGAGTTCTCTTACCAAGGAACAAAATATTACTTTAACCCAATCACAGTTGATGGAACTTCTAAGTTCATT